CGCCCCCGCGAGTTCATCGGCGGGGGCCCGGACAAGGTGCGGGGCGATGACGCCCTTGCCATGCTGCGCGCCCATGCCGCGCGCCTGCCGAAACGGAGTTGGGAAGAATGGCAAAAACTCTCGTCGGGGCGCTAAGGGTCACCCTTGGCCTGGACTCGGCTGAATTCGCGCAGGGTGCTGCGCGGGTTCAGGCCATGAGCCAGAAGATGGCGCAGAAGCTGGCGCTGATCGGCGGGGCGGTGTCGCTGGTCGGGGCGGGCATGGCCGAGGCGATCCGGCGGCAGATCAACGCCGCCGACGACATGGGCGAGATCGCGCAGAAGCTGGGTGTTCCGGTCGAGGCGCTGTCCGCCCTGCAGCACGCGGCCAAGATCACCGGCGTCAGCTTTGAAGACCTGCAGGGTGGCCTGCTGCGCCTGTCCAAGGGCATGAAGGACGCGCCGCAAAAGTTCGCGGCGCTGGGTGTGTCGGTCCGCGATGCCAACGGCGAAATGCGCCCAACGGCCGAAGTGCTGAAGGACATCGCCGAACGGTTCCAGTCCATGCCGGACGGGGCGGAAAAGACCGCGTTGGCGATGGAGCTGTTCGGCAAGTCCGGGGCCGAGCTGATCCCGATGCTGAACGCGGGCAAGGACGGCATCACCGCGCTGATGGACGAAGCGGCGGCGCTGGGGCTGGTGATCAGTCAGGACACCGCCGATGCCGCTGGCCGGTTCAACGAGAACCTGGACAAGCTGAAGACGACGGCAGAGGGCCTTGCCGTCATCGTCGCCGCCCATCTGGCCCCGGTGCTGGAGGAGATGAGCGGCTGGCTGCTGGAGGTCGCGGCGGCATTCCAGAACCTGTCGCCGGACACGCAGAAGTTCCTGACCTGGGCCGCTGGCCTGACAATCGTGCTTGGCCCAGTGCTGGTCGGTCTTGGGCTGGTGGCTGGCGCGATCAGCTCGCTTTCTATCCCGTTCATCGCGGCGACAGCAGCTGTGGCCGGACTAGTGGCTGCTTGGGTCAACTATGCACCCAGCATGGAAGAATACCGGCGCTTCTGGGAGAACATCGGCATTATTGTCGATCATGTCGGCAAGGTGATCGTCGAATTCTATTCGGAAAAGATTGCAGGGCTGATGCAGTCCTTCAATGACTTCCGCGCTGGTGCAACCGAGGTTTGGGAAGGCGTCAAGTCCGCCATCGGTGGCGCCATCGACTATGTCACCCAGAAATGGGACACGTTCGTCGGCAAGCTGCAGGCCGCGATCCAGATTGCGCGCGATGTCGGGACGGCGATTTCAGACGCGCTGTCCATGGGTGGTGCGGGCGGCGGGCTTGGCGCAGATGTCACGGGCGGCCTGGTCAGCGGCATGAACGCCGGGACGGGCCCGGCGTACAGCGCGGGCGTGAACCTGGGTATGGCTGCCGCGCAAGGCATCAAGGATTTCCTTGGCATCAATTCGCCGTCCGTGGTCGCCGCTGGCTATGGCGTGAACGTGGCCGAGGGCATGGCCCAGGGGATCGAGTCCGGCGCGGGCCTGGTCGGCCAAGCCGCGAAGGTGCTGAGCGACACCGCCGCCGGGGCGATGGAGGGGATCGGCGATCTGGGCAAGCAGGTCGGCGACATGTTCGCCACCGCCGCGACCAACGTTCTGACCGGCGTTACATCCCTGCGCGAGGCGGTCGGGCAGCTGCTGCAGCAGCTGGCGCAGCTTCTGATCAACAGCGCGATGAAGTCGTTGTTCGGCAACATCTTCGACGGGCTGGGTCTGGGCAGCCTGACGGGCTACGCGACTGGCACGGCCAGCGCCGCCGCCGGTTTGGCCATGGTGGGTGAAGAAGGCCCGGAGCTGATCAACTTCAAGGGCGGCGAACGGGTTTACAACGAACGGGACACGTCGCGGATGCTGGCCGGTGGGAGTGAAGGCGGCGGCGGACCGACCCAAATCATCAACCGGGTCTATCTGGACGGCACGTTGATCCTGGACAAGCTGCAGACCATGGAAGGCGAACTGGCGCTTAGGGACGCCATCGGCAAGCTGGGATACGCCGGATGACCGATGTGTGGCGGTTCGCGCCGCTTGTGCCGTTTTCGGAAACCCTGTCGTTCCTGACCGATATTCAGCGGGCCGAACTGGCGGAAAGCCGGACGTCCGTCCGGCACGCGCGGTCGGTCTATCCGATGACCCATCGGCTGAACAACGCGGACAATCTGGAGGCTGAGGGCGTGTTCGACGACAACCGCACCGGTCCGTTCCGGGTGCCTGCCTGGGGCGAAGCGACGGAGTTCGCCATGCCCTATCCGCCGGGGGCGACCGTCTTGCCGGTCGGTCCTGCCGATTGGCGCGCCGGTGGTGAGGTGTTCCTGGCCAGCCCAGGCGGCGCGGTCGAAGTGGTCGGGATTTCTGCGGTTGGGTCGGGCACGATCACGCTGGACAGCGCCACCACGATGTCCGTTCTGTGGGCCGCCCCGCTGCGCCAGTGCGAGGCGATCACGCCGCTGGCCGGGTCGCGGATGTTCGACGGGCTGTCGGACCGCAGCGCAACCTTCGTCACCCAGGACAACACCGATCTGGGCGCGCATGACATGCCCACGGTCGACGGGTTGATGGTGATCGACGATGCGCCGGTCAGCGCGCGGGGCACGGAGCAGGCGATGGTCCACCCGGTGCAAGTCATCGACGAAGGGCCCGGGGGCGTGGTCATCGTGCCGCTGCGCGACGGGGTCGATCACCGGCTGAGCATCAGTTTCACGGACGTGGGGCTGGCCGCCCTGTGGCGGCGGCGGCAGTTCTGGCACGCGCTGCGCGGTCGGGCGACGGAGTTCTGGTTGCCCAGCTTTGTCCGCGACCTGGCCCTGCGGGGGGACGTGGCCGCCGCCAGCCTGACCCTGCGCCTGGTCGCCCCTGTCTGGTCGCCGGACCTGCTGACGGGCCGCGTGCTGACGTTGGCCGATGGCGGCACCCGGGTGCATCGCAAGGTCACCGCCGTGACGGTCGACGGCGCGGACTGGGTCTGCGATCTGTCGGCAGCGCCGGGGCGGCTGATCTGGTCGGGCGCGCGCGTGTCCATCGCGCGGCGGATGCGGCTGGATACCGATGACATCACCCTGACCTTTCCCATGCCGGGGATGATGGTGTCGGGTGCCCCTTGCGTCGGGGTGCCCTGATGTCGTTTGCAAACTATGTCGCCCGCGTCTTCGGCAAGACCGCCGTCTGGGTCTACCGGATCGAGGTTCCGGGCGAGACGTTCCATCTGACCGGCTGGCCGTTCAACGGTGCGGTGAGGGGCTGGGTGTCCGGCGCAGACCGGCCCGATGCGGCCTACCCCACCGGGGTGCAGTTCGACTTTGCCGGGATCAACCGGGGCGACATCACTGAAACCACGGCCAGCACGCGGTCCGAGGTCTGGGTGTCGCTGCCCACGTCGCATCCCGCCATGGTCGCGGCGCAGGCCTGGGACGAACCCGAGGAGATCACCGTCACGATCTGGGTGACCTATCTGGGCGACCCCGACGAAGAGTATGTTCTGCGGTTTTCCGGGCGCGTGACCGGGATCGAACCCGGCAAGGTGCTGTCGCGGCTGATCTGCGAAGATGCCTTGACGGAAATGGACCGGGCCAGTGCGGCGCAGGTCGCGTCCATCGACTGTCGCCACAACCACTATTTCACTGAAGCGGACGGCACGGGCTGCACGCTGGACCTGGCCGATTGGCAACAGACCGCGCCGGTCACCGCCGTGACGGCAAAGGTGCTGACCGTGCCGCTGGCCGCGCTGCAGCCCGATGGCACCTATCGTCTGGGGATCCTGGAATACGCCGGGCGCGAGTATCTGATCGCCGCGCATGTCGGCACGGCCCTGACCCTTGACCGCGTGGTGCCTGGGCTGGCGGCCGCCGTGGCGCTGGACCCGGTTGACGTGCTGATCGCGCCGGGCTGCGACAAGAAGATCGCGACCTGCGTCGAACGGTTCGACAACGTCCTGTTCTTTGGCGGCAACCCCGGCATGGTCCGGGGCGAGACGCCGTTTGATGGCCGGAGCATCGCCTGATGTTCTGGCGTCTGGTCCTGGGCCTGGTGCTGCAGTTCGCGGCCAGCCTGTTTTACAAACCGCCGCCCGGTCCGAAGGCTGCCGAGTTCAAGGACTTTGCGATTCCGCAGTCGAACGATGGTGACCGCTACATGGATTTCGGGGGCACCATCTGGCAGCCCGCGTCGGTCGTGGCCTGGGCCGGGGATTTCCGGTCCAAAGGAATCTACAAAAAGCAGAAGAAGAAATGACCGAGATCAGGATCACTCGCGCGGATTGCAAGCATCGGGGTGGCGGGGCCTATGTCTGCGACGGGATGCGCACCAAGTTCTTTGAACGCTTCGGTCTGGACTGGAACCGATTCAAGACCGAAGGCTTGACCCCGGAAGAAATGCGCGCGCCCGGCCAGCACCTGGACCTGATCGCCCGGCTGGAGGTGATCGCCCGCGCCCGCATCACCGCGACCGAGGGTGCCGCGAATGGGTAGCCCGAAAAAGCCCAAGGTCGGCAACCGCTATTTCTACGGCGTCCACCTGATCCCTGCCCGCAAGGCCGACGCCGTGCTGGCGATCCGCATGGCCGACAAGGTGGTCTGGGAAGGCGATCAGGGTGACGGGTTCATCGACATCAACGACAAGGAAGCCTTTGGCGGCGATGAACGCGAGGGCGGGTTTTCCGGGCGCATCGCCGTCATGCTGGGCAAGACGACCCAGACGGTGAACACCTATCTGCAAGGCATCTTCGGGGCCTTCACCCCGGCATTTTACGGCGTGATGTCGATGGTGTTCCAGCGCCCCTATTTCAACGCGAATTCGGCCCGCCTGCCGTCGATCGACATCAAGCTGTGCAATGTCGAAGATATCCACAAGGGCTGGCTGCCGGACAAATGCGTCGTTGATGTCGAAGGCGTGGTCAACACCGCCGCAATCTACATCGCAATGGATGTGTCGCTGTCCATGGCCGGTGCGCCGCTTGCGACGCAGGGCACGGCCCTGGCGGCCTTTGTGCGCAGTATGGTCGGCAAGACGAACTCCCTTAAGGTGGTCGCCTATTCTGCCGGGATCAATGCCAGCATCGAACGACTGGACTGCACCGATGAAGATTATGAGGACGTGGCATCCTGGATCGAGGATTACACCACGCTGGTCACCGGGGGCGACTGGAACGCCGCCGTGGCGCAAGCGGCCGATTTCTTCACCGATGACGACGCGCTGGAGCGGGATTTCAACCGCGGCGATTTCGCCAACAGCATCGGCGGGTTGTTCGGGGGTGGGGCGGTCAGCCAGCGCAAGCGGCGGATCATCGTCTTCACCACGGATGGTGCGCCCGTGCCCGGCACGCCGGAACTGGCGGCTGCCACCATCGCCGCAATCGGCGGGGTCGAGGTCTTTGCCTTCAACATCGACGACACCGATACGACCGAGACGGAGAAGATCGACAACACCCCGCGCGACGGCGTGCCTGTCGTGCCGAGTTCCAACCCGGCAGAATTGCGGGTCGCCCTGCTGTCGGCGTTCCGGGCCTGGGTGGACCTGAACCCCGCGCATCTGCAGCGCTGCCTGTTGATCGACCCGATGCGCGGCGGGACCGCGACGGCGGACGAGATCGGCGACAGCTTTGCCGTGGCCGCCGATGCCTATCTGTCCGAAGGGTTCGGCCTGTCAGTCGTCTTTGGCGGGGCCGAAGCGAACATCAAGGACCGGATGGAGATCGACCGGCATTGCGACGCCGTCACCTTCAAAAGCCGCAAGACCGGCAAGTGGGAACACAAGCGGGTCCGCGACGATTTCGACTTTGACGATCTGCCGGTGCTGGATGGCACGGTCGTCAAGGACTGGTCGAAGCTGCGCCGCCCCAAACAGCGGGAACTGCCAAACAAGCTGACGGTGATCTACACCGAGCGCACCAATGGCAAGACCGCGTCGGTGACGCATTCCAACCCGGTTGCGGTTCGGGCTGCGGGGCGCACGAACAAGGGGCAGGATGCGCGCTATCCGTTCGTGTCCATCGCCACCCTGGCCGACCGGCTGTGCATCCGTGACATGACCGCTGGCGGCACGCCGCTGCTGGCGGGGGACCTGCCGCTGGCCTATCTGCCTGCGGATTTCGAACTGTCGTCCATCATGCGGCTGAGTTCGCCGAACCCGGTTGTCGGAGATGTGGCGGTGCGGATCACCGAGCTGCGCCACGCCGGGGGTGTCGACGCATCGGCCTGGCTGAAGGTGGTGGAACACAGTTTCGACCTGAGCGACGGGATCACCCTGCCCCCGCCCCCGGTCGTGGTCACCGATGATCGCGCCAAGCCCGCAACGGTCCGCCTGGTCGAGGAAGCGCCGTATTACATCCTTGCCCTGGACGCGGGCGAAGATGCGGTAGACGACGCGCTGGCGACTGAACCCGGCACGGGCCGCGTGATGGTAGCTGCCGCCGCGCCGAACGCCCGGCATCTGGAGGCGACCGTGGGTGTCGACACCGGCGGCGGCTGGACGGATGATGGCACCATCGGCTTTGTCCCCGTCACCACCACGGTGGAGGATTTTGCCGGCGAAGGCGATGCCCTGACCGTCCGGATCGCGGCGAATGACGGCCTGGCATCGGTGACGGCAGGCCAGCTGGCAGTCATCGGGTCCGAGATCCTGCGCGTCGATGACATGGTCGAGGATGCGGGCGCGATTCTGATGACCATCGGTCGCGGCTGCGTCGACACGGTGCCGCAGCGTCACGCAAACGGGGCCACGGTCCTGTTCATCAACCAGGGCACGCCCCTGGACACCGATTACCTTGACGGCGAATCCGTCGATGTGAAGTTGCTGCCCCGGACGGCCAGCGCGATCCTGTCGCTGGCGGCCGCGCCCGTGGACACCGTGACCTTCGACAGCCGCGCGATCCGCCCCTATCCCCCGGGCCGGTTCAAGCTGAACGGTGCTTACGCGCAGGACCAGTTCACCGCCGACGCCGTGCTGACCTGGGCGCACCGTGACCGGACGCTGCAGACCACCCCGGTGGCCGAGGATCACGACGACCTGGACATCGGCCCCGAGGCTGGCACGACCTATCGGTTCCGCGCCGATGCGCTGGACGGCGCGGGCGATGTCATTTCGACCGTGACCGACACCAACGTGGGCGCCGTCACCACGCATGACTGGGACGACAGCACCGTCCTTCCTGCGGGCACGGTGCGGGTCCGGTTCCGCGTCACGTCCGTGCGGGACGGCTACGAATCCTGGCAAAGCCCGGCCCTGACCATGCTGGTGCTGCTGCCGCCCGGCGATCTTGAATTCGAGGTGCTGTGATGGCAACCGTCCGCTTGACCTGGACCGACCCCAATTCGGGAGCGGCCCAGGAAGATGAGATTCGCATCTACCGCGCCACCAGCGCCTTTGATGCGACCACCCTGCCCGCCGTCCTGGCCACGCTGCCCGCCGATACCCTGACCTATGACGACACCACGGCGGTTGACGGGCTGTCCTACTGGTATGCCGTCGCGGCAGAGAAGAATGACGTGCTGGCGATCAGCTTCACGGGGGAGGTCGAAGTGGTTGGGGGCGCGCCCTTGGCGTCTTTCACTGTTGCCATCGGTGCGGGTGAGGTCGCTTCGACCCTGACAGATTTTCCCGTGATGGTCGATCTTTCCCTCATGCCATCAGGTTTCTCGACGAACGTCCGGGCAGATGGCGGCAACATCCGCGCTCGTGCCAGTGCCGGTGGCGCGCAATACCCGCTCGACATCGCGGTGATAAACAAGATTGCCCAGACAGGGACGCTGTGGGTCAAGGTGCCCAGCATCACCGCAGCGGGCGGTGCCACCTTCATTCTGGAACTCGGGGCCAGCACTCAGACCCGTGAGGCGCGGGACGCGACCTATGGCAGCCAAGCGGTCTGGTCGGCCTACAAGTCCGTTTTCCTCGGCGGCGAAAACACCGACGATCGGGCATCGACGACACGGGTCTTCCCGGCCACGACTGACGTTGTCACCTTCCTGAACGTCGGCAACCCGGAAATGACCTTTGCCGCCGATCCGCACCAGGGCATCACCTGGCACGAGGCATCGGGTGAGGTCTACACCAGCGACAACAACGTGCTGCGCCGCTATGACGCCAGCGGAAGCCTGCTGACCAGCAACACGAACCCCAGCGGCGATGTCGAAACTCTGCTGGGCATGGCGACGCTGGGCCACGCCTGCGACCTGTGCGTGGTGAATGACTGGCTTATTGTCCCGATCAACAACTATCCAAGCGACACACTCTGCGCCCTGGCCGTCTTCGACAGGACCACCTTGGCTCTGGTCGCGGCGACCAACGTCACGGCCACGCAGGACGATATCAGCGGGGTTTGCTGGAACCCTGAACTGCAGCGACTGGTGACCTGCAACTGGAACACCTTCACCGCACTGCGCAAGTTTGCCTTGGACCTTTCGACCGGGGCTATCGCAGCCGACGGCTCGATCAGCCTTACCCTGTCGAGCGGCAACATGACCGACGCGGCGCAGGGCATCGAATGGTGGCGCGGACACTACTGGATCACCGACGACACGCGCAGCGAAGTCCTGCGGGTCAAACCTGACGGCACAGCCGACATCAACGACTGCCCGATCCAGTACAGCGACAGCAACTCGACATCGGTCAGCGGGAACTATGAAGGCATCTGCGTCTACAAGGACGGCCTGGCGGTCCTGGTCGATCCGTCCAGCGCAAACTCCTACATGATCTACGCGCGTCCAGCCAACCACGATTTCGGCGGCGGTGGCGCGAAGTATGGCGGGAATAACAGCTACTTCGAAGCAACAGGCCTGACCGGCACGACCACGTTCACGATGGCAGTCAGCGCCAAGAGGTCAGCGGGTCAGCAGTCCGCGCTCGCAAGCTTCCGGGACTTTTCGGCGGGCGCGACAAACGACCGAGTCACGCTGGTGCACCGTCTGGTCAGCGGGAACTATCCGATCCAGCTTTGGGACAACATCAACACATGGCTCACCCCCGGTAGCCCTGTCAATTCGACAACCTCGGCCTTCAACCGGGTGGCCTGCGTCTACAACGGCACCAACCGCGAACTCTATATCGACGGTGTGTCCAAGGCCACGCAGTCTGGAATCACCGCCCGCGATGCAGGCTTCACCGCCTTCACGGTGGGGAGCGATGACACGTCGAATTACGAGAACTTCGACGGCGATATCGCCTTTGCCTACATCTACCCCGGCGTGCTGTCCGCCGACTGGCTGGCAGCTGAGCATTCCATGGTCTCGAACCCCGGCGGCTTCTACACGATCACGGTGTGACCTGCCAGCTGCCGCATCATGGGATATTTATTTAAAGGAGAATGAAATGAACAGCAGAGACTCAGTAAAGACTAGAGCAGACGCAGTAGAGAAGCGTTATGCCAAGACCACCAAAGGTACTGCTCAGAAAGCTAAGACCAAGACTAAAGTTAAACCAATCCTTAAGAAGAATAAGATTGGTGTCAAATATGAGGTTAAATTCTAATGGCTAAAAGACCAGCACTAACTGACATCACTTCACTAACTAACTCCAGTGCTATCAACACTCTTAGTCAGAATTGGGATGCTATCGAGGATGCCTTTGATAATACTCTTAGCCTTGATGGGTCTACTCCCAATGCTCTCAATGCTGACCTAGACCTTAACGGTAATGCTCTTCTCAATGTCGGTACTATTGACGTAGAGAACCTTACCCTAGATGGTCAGACTATTACAGACGTTACGGCTGTGCCTGAGTGGCGTAGCTCTTGGGTTACTGCCACTTCCTACGCCAAGAGAGATATGGTTAAGACTGCTGGTAACGTCTATATCTGTCTGGAGGCTCATACCTCAGGTACCTTTGCTACTGACCTTACTGCTCTGAAGTGGGAGCT